AGAGGAATCTTTAATATAAACCAAGATTCCTGCTTGTCAAGATTGATTCAAACGAATCACACGAAGCCCCGTTCTTCAAACTTGCCCTCCGCCCCCCGCTGCTGCACTTCCATGCCATCCATCTTCAGGCGAGCACACTCGTTCTCGTACTTGGCGGCGTAGGTATTGCCGGCATTGAACTCCTGTCCCAGACCCACCGGATTGTTGGCTCGGCTGGCCACGTAGTACAGCAGCGCCGTCAGGTGCGAGTAGGGCAGTTCGATCTCCAGGCGATCGGGATCGAAGGCACCCACGTTAGGGTCAATCAGCGCGTGATTGGCCCGGTACACCACACTCAAGCCAGAGGTGAGCAACTGGGTGGGCAGGGACGGGTTTTGCGTCACGATCGACAGCGGCACCTCCAACCGGTTCATGGCCGAAGTCAGCAGCGAATGCGGCTGGTCCAGGCGGTTGAGCGGCAGCTCATAGTCGCCATCGGTGTACACCCGCGTGATCAGCAGCACGTCATCGCGGAAAGGATCGGCCAGCGAATCCAGAATGTAAGGCATGGGTGCTGCAGGAGCGGGTGGGATGGTGGGCTTGTACTTGGTCACTGCCCGTTTACTGGTCAGCAGGTAGCTGGTGGTGGGGCCATCCGGGTCCAGATCCAGCACCAGGCGTTTGACCCGCAGCTCGAAGCGCGTAAACAAGTCCGTCAGGCCCAGGTTCACGTGCGACAGCACCTTGTCGATGGCGTCGTCGGTGTCAATAATCCCCTGGCCGGCGCCGAAGTTCAGCTGGCTGAACTCGGCCGCCTTCAGGTGGTTGAAAATCTCTTGTAGTTTCATCATCTTCCTTTAAACGATGTAGTTGCTGATGCGATTGACTGGCTCTTCGTGGTCTTCCAGTTCCCATACCTCGCCGTCGGAGGTCTGTACCGTAGCTTCCTCAGAAGGGCGCCAGGCATTGAGCAACGGCAATTGCGAAATAGTATCAATAAAGTCATCGTGTTTCGACTTGAAACCAGATTGCGAAGCCAGGGAAAGCTCGGTCACGGCCTCGACCATGATGTGCCCGGTCTTCATCTCCTGGGGGAAATACATCTTGCCCAGCTTGAACAGGGGCAGGGCCACGTTGAAGCGCTGCAGCTTGTTGGTCGTGGGCCGGATACCGGGCTCGTTCTTGTTGCCCTCGGAGGCGAAGGTGAAGTAGACGTTGCGTTCCAGCTGCTGCTCCTGAATCCAGGGAATGAAGCCGGCCTGCTGCCCGGTGACCTCGATGCCCACCGAAGACGGCTTGTAGATCTGGCACAGGCGGAACAGGTCGTTCATGGTTTTACCCATGTCCTGGCGGGCGCAGATGCCATCCACCCAGAACCAGTCGCCGGCATGGTTCAGTGCCCATACCGAAATCACGCTGTAATCGGAACTCTGCTTGGCCGAGGTGGCGAAGTCGGTGGTGATGTAGAAATTGAAGCGGCCCTTGTGGGCCAGCACATGCTCCCGCTTGTACCACTTGATTTCCGAGTCCAGCACCAGGCGGTCTTCCTCGCTCATGATGCGCAGCATCAGCTCCTGGTTGAAGGTGTCCACCTTGCCCAGCTTGACTGCCGTGTCGTACTGGGTCTTCACGTAGTCATAGGTGAAACGGTCGGGCCAGCTGCCACGAAATTCCTCCCGTGTGCACGGGTACTGCTCGCACACCGGGAATACATTCACGGCCCAGGCGCCGGACTCCACTGCCTTGTACAAGGGATCCTTGGCGTTGAACGGAGTACCGGACCAGATGATCATGTTCTGCTTCGGATGCAGCGCATAGTTGACCGCCTTGTACACGGTGTCCTCTACCGCGGCAATCACCGTCGCCGAGCGTGCATCCTCATCGCTGATCAAGTCATCCAGTATGGCCAGTTGCGGACGCTGGCCCAGTTCCTTGGCACCGCGGACACCGGTCTTGGCACCATAGCCTTTGACGATGAATACATTGCCGGACAGGTTCTTAAACTCCCAGCGGATGTCGGTGAACTTGGCTTCCGGGATGTACTGGCGCAGGAAGTCGGAATTCTCATAGCGGAACTCCAGGTTCTTGCGCATGTTCTTGACGCCGTTCTCGATCGAGTCTGACACATACAGGGCCAGGTTCACCTTGCCGAAACCAGGAATCTCACCATACACGCCGATGAACAGGCACAGGTACTCACCCATCACAGTGGTCTTGGCAATACCCCGGTGGCACAGGTTCAGAACACGGGCGCCCCGGTGCGTCAGGGTGTCCAGCATCTTGTAGTGGACGATCGGGGTCTTGTTCTCCTCCCCATCGACACCATTCACCAGCTTGATGAAGTTGACGAACTCCAGAGCAAACAGGGACGGGACATAGTTCAAGTCCACCTTGTAGTCGGTGGCATTGAGGTAATCCTCCACCTTCCACGGTGTGTCATCGGCATGGAAGCCGTACCTGGCTTTACTGATGGCCTTGTGCGCAGCGGCGGCCGCCAGGCCAGACGCAAGCACGGCAGACACCGGGTCGGTGGGATTGGTTTCCGGGTAAATGGAATGTAGGTTCCTGCTCATTATCGGCAGCCCTTTCCAAAGCAGATGTCCAGGCCCAGGCCAAACATGGCACCGCCCACAATCAAGGCCAGCACCCAGTTGAAATCGGAAGCCAGAAAAACAAACATGCCAACTACCAGGGCCGGTACCAGGGAAAACAGGATGCCGGCCAGGATGGCTTCGGTACGCCGACTCAGCTTCATGCCCGGCCTCCTACAATCTCCGCTTCACCCATCTCAATCACCAGGCGCTGCTCGGCTGCATGCTGGGCATTGATGGCGCCGGAAGCGATCGCTTTACGCTGGGCCTCGGCCAGTTCCATCGTGGTTTCCCGCAGTGCCTTAATGGCATCGTTCTCCTTGACGGCAATATCCATCTCGATCTTCTTGACTTCCGGAGGACGGAGTTGGGTGAGCACGGAATTTAAGGCATCGGCCCGGACCTTCTCCGATTGAGCGGAGAGCCCCAATTCAAACTGGGCATTCAAGGCTCGCTGGTACATGTCCTGGTTCAGGACGTGCACCGGGATCAGGGTCTGTTCAAAGATCAGGTTGACCAGCTTGCCCTTGTTGTACGCCGACACATAGGAGGCAATGTCCTTGGGGGATACCCCAGCTGCCACAAAGCCCTGGTACTTGTCCGGGAAGGTCTTCATGTAGGCCTCGATATTGGAGGAGCCCATCAGCTTGTGGCTGACGTACTTCACTGCATCGAGGTACTGCTCGATCTTGAACTTCCCATCCTGCATGACACGGGTATAGGACAGCAGGTTGTCACGGTAATGCTCGAACTCCCCAGGGTTGGAGAGCGTGGCATTGATCTGGTCCACCAGCTGCTGGTTCAGGGACTTCTTCACCTTGTCAGGCAAGACTGCCCGGAACTGTTCCAGACTCAGTGAGAGTGGATTGGCAGGGGATACGGTAACGACTGCAGGAACAGTGACGCTTGCTGCTGGTTCAACCACATGAGCATCAGCCACGGTTGGATTGGAAGCAGTAGGAGCTGTAACTGTTGCTCTATTATTTGGGTGGTCATCGAAGATGGACATGGCATGACTTACCTTATTGAAGGTTGACCTTATGGCGCTGCTTCGCAGCACCTATACCAACTGCGTTGGTATATCGGGTGTATATGGTTGCCATGGTACCTGAATGTCTGAAAACAATGTTGACAAAAAACATGTTGTCAGAAAGAAACGAAGGGTTGGTACAAATATTGCTAGAAAATAAACGGAAGGGTCTGGCAGATTTTCTTACCTGGGTACAGGTGCAGTACTGACAGCTTGAGGACAAAAAACAAAACTCCCCCCCCCCCTACTTCAACTACCTACCCCACTGGCCTACGGCCATGCACTGGATGGATTGATCATCCATTCTTCATTCATCTCTAACGTTAGGAGTTCACCATGTTCACTGCCATTGGTTCTGCCATCATTCAATTCTGTGCTGCTGTCTCTACCCTGTTTGCTGCTGCGGAGAAGGGTGCTAAAGCCCTCGATCACCTCGCTGGCTGGAGTGAAGAGACTGCTGGTGCTTTCGCTGATGAAGCCCGTATCACCCGTCGCGCTAAGCTCAATGCCCTGCGTTCCCAGACTGGTGTGACTGAAGCTGAAGTGGCTATCCCTCAGTAATCCCTTGGCCATCACCCTCACCGGTGGTGGCTTTGCTTTCTACACAACACACTTCTACACACGGAGACAGTGCCATCCAATGCCCATGCCATCGACTACTCATTGCCCTTCGGGCATGGAGTGGAATACAGTTGATCCTGTATTAATTTCAAATGAATAACATTGGAGAACAGCATGATCATTTCCCGTACTGAACGTAAGTGGACCATCGTGATGGCAGTGCTGATGTTGCTGGCAGCTGTCTCTTACCTGATCGTCATCGATGTTCAAGTGCTGCCTGAAAGTGGCATTACGTGGAGTCAGCTGAAACTGGGAGATCTGATCTTCCTGCTGATTCCGGCACTGATGCTGGTCATCTATGCCACTGCACTGTTGCTATTCTATAAACAACGTGGCTGGCATCACCTGAACAGCAAGTGCTACCAAGGCAGTAAATTCCCTTGGCTATAACGAGGATGAGGTAATGAAAATGATTACCTCTATATAGCTAAAAGTAGTAAGGGATGGGCCAAAACAGTGTTTCTGGTACATTTCCATCTCTTTCCCTACTACAACTATTTCCTCCCCTAAACCGATACTCACCCGTGGTACTAACGGTGTAAGTACTCACACCCTCATAACACTTATCATTTATACATCTATGACTACTAAACTCACCCTGATCGAAAAGATCAAGATCACCATCCTGATCGTTGCAGCATCCATTGCCATTGGCAGCCTGTATGCGGCTGTGCACTTCATCATCAAGTTCTGGTGACTATGACTGCTCACACCATCTACGTACACGACTCAGACACTGCTCGTGCTCTGTTTGTTGCAGCGACCATCGCACTCATCAAACAGGGCAAGGTCATCGTCATCGACAGCCTGACCTCCTATCTCAAAGAGATCGAGGACATGACCTTTCCTGTGCTGATTGATGATGCTTTCTATGATCGTCCTACGCAGCGTGTACGCGACCATGGCAGGCCTCCGGCCAAGCATAGGTACAAATCCTCATCCCTCAATTTAAATCGTCCTGTGGTGCGTGCTATGCGCTCCGTGAACCGCAATCGTTAAAGGAATCATCATGCAATCTCGTAACCAGCTCCAAGGCCGTTACACCGGTGCTTTCCGTGGGCACCATACCCGTGACCATTTCAAGACTGGTCGTCATCTGCGCAGTGTCAGTACCTTTAACGCCAATCACACGCAGCGTAAGCAGTGGATGATGATCATGCGTAATCTCAAATCCAAACCACCTGTAGTGGATCCCATCCCTTTCTAAGGAATCCTCATGTGCCAATTCTGTGAACAAAAACAAGCAGTACAGGATGTCTGTGAATCCCTTGGTGCTGCCATGACCGGGCTTACGGATATCTCTATGGTCCTTGTGGTCGGGGATGACCAGTCCGAGCCCATGGCTGAAGTACAGCAACGCTCACACCTGATCTGTGGTGCCCTGAAGCTCATGGGCTTCACGGTGCATCCGCATCGCGGCAATTTCAAACCACAGCACTTCATCACCGTGCTGTTCCAAACCAATCCGGGATCCAATCCATCCCACTATCGTCACTAGTTCATTCATTAATCTAAGGAGCTACATCATGTCCATGATCCGCACCCTCATCTGCCTGCCACTCATGGTAATCATGTGGCTCTTGCAGACCTTGTTCCAAGTTGCATCCATCCTTGTCATGCTCCCAGTGGGCGTGGCAATCGCTATCGCTGTGGGCTGCCTGCATGCCTACGAACACTTCACCAAACCAAAGAAGCAGGAGATCAAATAATGCGCCTATCCTTTCTCGCACCCAGTGCAAAAGTAGCTAAGCCTGTGCTTACCACAGCACTGGTCAACATCGTTAAGCTGGCCAGCACCATCGGTACTCTGTGCACCAGCAACCTGATCATGGATCTGGCTGTAGGCAATCACTACAGCTATCCTGATTACCAGATGCTGTGCAAGTGCCTTGACCGTATCCCTGAAACCGAGAAGGCCTATGCTAACAAGGTGCAGGAACATTCCCAACTTTCCCTGATGGAGATCTACTGATTATGTGCGACCCAGTCCCAAACCATGATCCGAATGACTATGTCATCACTGCCTATGACAAACGTTGGATCAGTGCAATGAACCTCAAGTTCACCTCATTAGAAGAACTGCTGGACTACAGCTGGGCACGTGATCTGGAATATCCACACGTGAAGTATTATGCCCAGGCCAACGGTCTGGTACTGACTGACCATGATTTCTTCCAAGGCTACAGCGATCGCCAAGCCAAGATGGAAGAACACTTCCGCACCGCTGCCGCCGTACAAGGTGGCATCCTGTCCGAGCATTTCTAAGCCGGTACCATCTCTGTCCTCTCTGCTCTATGGGCTTCGCCCATGGGGTGGATGGTGTGCCATGTCCCCAATGCCTGCTCGCGCTGTGTGAGCCTTCCTGCCTCCTCTGGTTGCGGGTTGGTGTTGTTGGCACACCTTCTCTCTTTCATCTCCTATCTCTATCATCTCTATTCACTGTAAAGGAACCATCATGGCCTTCGATACCAACAACGGCAGCACCGTAACCCGCAATGGCAATAGCAATGCCGGTGCCCAATCCTCTGGCAACGACAACTGGAAGGCTGAATCCTTCCTCAACATCTACCTGCCGTCGGCGGGTGGTGGCCGTGTCAAGCTGGGTGCCATCCCGCTGAAGAAGGACAAGCCACGCGAGAAGCAGCTGTCCGACTGGCTGCGTGAAGACTCCGAAGACAAGGTACGCCTGAACAAGCTGCTGCTGTCCCTGATCATCGAGTTCAATCCGGCCGAGCAAACCGACGCCAACAACTTCGCGCTGTTCGGCGAAGATCCGGCTGTATAAGCCTTACCATCATCATCGCCTCAGTAGGGCTGCCCTCTACCGCATCGGGCGCGTCGGCAGCCTCATACCAAAACCACCATGCAGATAGCATGGGGTTTATGACACCACCATTCCCTTGCGAATCAAGGGGTGGTGGCTCTTTTTTATTTGACCACAGTAGACAGTTGAGTTACAGCATGGGCCTCCGGCCATGGTGTGGTGTAGCTGGACTCACATTTAAACCAAGGAGTAAATCATGATCTTCGTATTCGGCAGCAATCTCGCAGGTGTCCACGGTGCTGGCGCCGCACGCTATGCACTGGAACATGAAGGTGCAGAGTGGGGCTATGGTGTTGGCCAGATCGGCAACAGCTATGCCATCCCAACCAAGGATTACAAGATCAACAGTCTGCCCTTGGATATCATCAAGTTTCACGTACAGGTCTTCATCAGCTATGCCGATCTACATCCTGAACTGGAATTCAAGGTGACACGCATCGGCTGTGGACTGGCTGGCTTCACCGATGAACAGATCGCACCACTGTTCGAGCGTGCACCCAACAACTGCCTGTTTGACACCGCATGGCAGGACTATCTGGATTGCCGTCATTCCCGCAAATACTGGGGCCATCAGTAAGTAGGAGCCATCATGTCTACTTCTTACTTGTTTCATCCTCAGCGACTTCCACAAATACTGACTGATAAAAAGATACTTCCCAGATTGACACGGGAAGATGACCTACTGTATGCGGACTGCTACCTGCACACTGAAAACAACGGTCTGTGGTGGAGATACTGGACACAGGGGCATCAGTGGAAGGGTGTCGAATACAAAGATGTACCGGGCGAATTCAAAGCCCAGCTTTTACTTATCAAATAAGGAGTTTCACCATGCCCAATATGGATCTTTTGAACCAAGAGTTCAACGAGAAACGGTACAACCGCAAGTACATCGACGGTTATATCCGCAAAGAGATCTTGGCTAATCCAGACATGGTGGCCAAGATGCAGGATGGCGTATCCCGGTTAATCCAGTGGATGCAGGGCAGTTACTACCCTTCCAAGGACAACCGCATTGCCCAGCTGCGAGGACTGGATCTGCAGGCACTAGTACTGGATGTGTTTGTCGGTGTGGCCTACTGCCAGACGCCGGAGCTATTCACGTCAGTGACCGCACAGCTGGCGGGCAGGCTGGGTTTCAGCGACAAGACGGCCGCCATTACCACGGTGGCCGAGATCACCGCCATCCTGTGCTACACCGATGCCTTCGACATCCGCAAGGCCAGCAAGATGGCCAGCCTTGAGGTAGTTTCCTGCATCCCACTTAGTGTCGGCTTGGTGGACTTCGTCATCAACTCCCAGTACCTGCCGCCGATGGTGTGCGAGCCACAGCACCTGAAGCACAACTTCAGCAGTGGCTACCTGACGCACAACGATTCATTGATCCTTGGCGGGCCGATCAACCACCACGATGGGGACATCTGTCTGGACGTGCTCAACACCATGAACAAGGTGGCACTGAAGCTGGATCTGGACTTCCTGTGCACCGTGGAGGAAGAGCCCACGTTTGCCTTGGACACCGAAGACAAACGCATGCAGTGGGAGAATTTCAAGAAGCAGTCATATCGCTTCTACGACCTGATACAAAGCCAAGGTAACCGCTTCTACCTGACGCACAAGGTGGACAAGCGGGGCCGCATCTATGCCCAGGGCTACCACATCACCACGCAGGGTACTGCGTTCAAGAAGGCCATGCTGGAACTGGCAGAGCCTGAATATATCGAAGGAGTGCCATGTCCAACATGTCCAAGCGCATCTACTACTTCCACGACAAACAGCTGATTCCCAAACCAGTAGAAGGGCAGGAAGCTCATGGATCCTACTGCTTCCGCCCTGATCTGGAACCGGAATGGCTGATCCGAATCACCTATGGTGGCACACCTATGTGGGTATCGGCCAATGCCTTCGGTATCCCGCCAGAGGTCAAGGCCATGGCCCTCTTACTCAAATAAAGGAACCAACATGTCCCTGAAAGTTCAAGCCTTTTACGGTGCCCAGTACTTGGGCAACGAAACCACGATCGATGATATCGACCGCATGCCGGACGATACCTACCTGCTGATGAATGGTCACTGGTACCAGAAGGTGAACAGTGCCACGGCACGCATCGCCAAGGTGGATCTGCCAGCGGAGATCAAAGCGCAGCTGGCCCTGTTGGGGATTGCGCCATGAATATCAACAGCAACGGTGAGATCAGCTTCGCCAATGGAGGCCCGGTCAAGGACTACCACGTGTTCATGGGTACCGAGTATCTGGGTACCTTGGATATGGTCTGGCTGAAAATCTATAACAGTGCTTTGCTGGTGGATATGAACAAGTACTACCAGACTGCCTTCATCTACCACCACACCAACCGACCAGTGCATTTCAAATGGTGGCGGCCTGATGGGACACCGCGGAGCAGTGGCGATGTGCCGAAAGCATTCATCGTCATGGCCACGCTGGTGACATGATGAACCGATCCAACATCCGATGGAGGACATGGATGAACCCAGAAGACAACAGCATCACAATCAATATGACTTTTGATGACGGAGCAAGCTGCAAATGGTACCTGTTCGTCAACAACAAGTTCATTGGCAGCAGTGATGGCGACGGTACCTTGACGGTCAAGGAACTACCACCATACGTAATCCATGTGTGTTATCAGGATCCGAACTTCGGCTACGTCTGGAAGAACCAGTCAAACCAGCCAGTGAAGCTGAAGGCCTTGCACCCGGAACTTCAGGCAGCAGCTCTACTGCTTGGCTTGAATGATGCGATGGATGCTGCCGTCAATACTGGTGGTGTCAACTGGCTGAAGAAGAGGCAACCATGAACAAGTTCATCATCATCACCATGTTCGACCACGAGATCCACGAGTACCCGGAGCATCTCCCCATGCCACTGCCTACCCATCTCAGTGTCACCGATGCCTATGGCTACATGGTGAATACCGGGCAGTGGTATCGACTGTGGAAAGGGCTGGAAACCAGCCGTATGTACACTGGCGGCCGCACCAATTTCATCATGTCCCGCAAATGGGCCGAGCGTCCTCCGGACAAAATACCAGGCCGCATCAAAGCCCAAGTCACCCTACTCGCTTAAACACTTAAACCAAGGAACCAATCATGGAACAATTCACCGGCTGGCAGTACATGCTGATCGATCTGGCCAACCATTTTGGTCATGACAAGCTGCTCTTCAGTGAGCGCATCAAGTGGGCCGAGGACAACCTCACCCAGTTGGAACAACTCGCTGACCAAGCGGAGAACAAACCGCTGTACCACAAGGCAGTGCAGGCCATACGCAAGGTACAGGCTGGTGAGCCCACCGGCCACATGGTCGGTTTCGATGCCTGCTGCTCCGGCATTCAGGTCATGAGTGCGCTCACCGGCTGTATTGCAGGTGCCACCAACACCGGGCTGGTGGATCCGAATGTGCGGGCCGATGCCTATGGCCAGCTCACCTCGGTCATGCAAAACCTGCTGGGTTCTGGCTTCGGTGTCTCCCGCGGCGATGCCAAGCAGGCACTGATGACTTCGTTCTACGGCTCGAAACAGGAGCCGATCAACATCTTCGGTGCCGATACTCCGGAACTGTCGGCCTTCTATCAGGCCGCAGCAACGATCGCACCGGGTGCATGGGAACTGCTGCAGGATCTCTTGGCTTCATGGCAGCCGTATGCACTGGAGCACCGCTGGAAGCTGCCAGATGGTTTCGATGCCCGCGTCAAGGTGATGGAGAAACTGGACTCCCGCATCGAAGTCGATGAACTGGACCACGCCACCTTTACCTACGAGTTCTATGAGAACAAGGGCACCAAGACTGGCCTGTCCAATGTCGCCAACGTGGTGCACAGCGTGGATGCCTACGTGCTGCGCTGCATCCACCGTCGCTGCAACTATGACCGTGAGATGGTAGAACAGGCTCACAAGCTGATTTCTTACACCTTGGGCCAGCGGGGCATGCTGCGCTGTGGCCACACCGGTAGCACGGGGGAACACTCCAAGGTGGACTACTACGTGGGGCAGATGGATCGCTCTGGCATGGTTGATGTGGTGATCCTGCCCCATCTCACTGAATCCAGTATCCGGACGGTGCCTACGCTGTACC